CTTAGATCAGTAGGTATATGCGGTCAATCAGATTTAGTAGAGGTAGTCAATGGTAAAGTAAATATCATTGACTACAAAACTAATAAAGAAATTAAGAAAGAATCTTTTGTAAATTTTGAAGGTAAGTCTGAAAAGATGAATCCTCCGGTAGATAGTTTAGATGATTGTAACTTTTATCATTATGCATTGCAGTTGAGTATTTATATGTATATTATACTAAAGCATAATCCTAAACTTAAACCAGGTAGAATATTTTTACATCATATAACATTTGAAATTGAAAATGAAGACGATTGGGGATATCCAGTAACTAAACTAGATGAAAATAAAGAACCAATTGTAAAAGAAGTCATACCAATTTCAGTACCTTACTTAGTTGATGAAGTTATAGCTATTATGCATTATCTTCATGATAACAAAGACAAAATAAAAAAGAAATGATTTTAACTAAACTATTTGATGTTCAAAATGGAGTAGTAATTCCAACAGAACATTGTTATACATTAAAGGCTCTTAAAGATGTCATGGATGAATACCCTGATGACTACCTTAAAATATACATGTATCTTTTTTATATGTGTTGTCCTAATCCCGATCTTAATCCTTTTTTCTTTACTCCGGATGTTGATAAGGAGCACATGATACTAGAACAAATTGACGGGGAATTTTCTACCGAAGATGAAACAATCTTTACAGCACTTAGGTTTTGTGAAAGGATGTATGAAACACCTACCTCTAGAGCATACAAAGGAATATCTTCTATGCTAGATAGATTAGCTAGATATATGGAAACAACAACTATAACTGCAGGTAGAGATGGAAACATTAACTCTCTTATTGCTGCTGCTAAAAATTATGAAGCAATCAGAGCATCTTTTAAAGGTGCTTATAAAGATCTTCAAGAAGAACAATCAAGTAGAGTTAGAGGTGGACAAGGATTAGCATATGATATGTAATGAGTGAAATTTATCAAGATATACCAACCTATGACAATGGAAACTGGACAACTACAAGTTTTGACTCCAGAGAAGACTTCGGTAACTTTATTAGGGAATTATTTAAAGAACCAGGTAAATACAAGTTCAATGAAACTACCAATACAGTATTTATATCTGAGTCCCTTAAATTTAAAAAAAATGGAGTATACTGTACAGCTCCCTACAAATCCAGAGACTTTATAAACTATTGGGATGACCAAAAGACAAAGTGTAGAAAAGGTATAATAGTAAAAGAAGGTGATGATACATGGTTTCTTGCAAGAGAATACTACATGTGGCTAAACTTTCTACCAATCTTTGACAAAGAAATTCAACAGTTTGGTTTTGCTAAAATTAGGGATGCACAGTATCACTTAGCATTATATGAACTTCTTGCAGAAATTAACTATAAACATTCTGCAATCTTAAAGAAACGTCAGATAGCATCTTCATACTACCATATGGGTAAGTTTATAAACCAACAATGGTTTGAAGCAGGGGTCACTCTTAAGATGGGAGCTAGTCTTAAAGATTATATCAATGAAAAAGGATCCTGGAAATTCTTACAAGAATATGCTGCATTCTTAAATGAACATACAGCATGGTACCGTCCAATGTCTCCGGATAAAGTCATGATGTGGCAACAGAAAATTGAAGTTAGAAAAGGAGATAGAAAAGCTGAGGTAGGTCTTAAAGGAACCATACAAGGTATGTCATTTGAGAAAGATCCTACAAATGGTGTAGGGGGTCCGGTTAAATACTTCTTTCATGAAGAGGCTGGGATTGCACCTAAGATGGATCAGACATATGAGTATATGAGACCAGCTATGAGATCAGGTCTTATTACAACTGGTATGTTTATAGCAGCAGGATCTGTGGGTGACTTGTCTCAATGTCTTCCATTGAAAGACATGATCTTAAATCCAACATCTAAAGATATCTATGCTGTAGAAACAGATCTTATAGATGATAAAGGTACTGTAGGTTTGTCAGGTTTATTTATTCCTGAGCAGTGGTCTATGCCCCCGTACATAGATGAATATGGTAATTCACTTGTAGAAGAAGCAATAGATGCATTAGACAGACAGTTTAAACAATGGAAAGATGAACTTGCTCCGGAAGATTATCAATTAAGGATTTCTCAGCATCCACGGAATATTAAAGAAGCATTTGATCATAGATCAGTATCTGTATTCCCTACACATCTACTTGCTGCACAAGAAAGAAGAATTGAAGAAAAAGAATATGGTTATGAGTTTCTAGATATATCTACTGATGTAGATGGGAAACCGGTAGTTACTAAAAGTAACAAGAGACCAATAATGGATTTTCCAATAAATAAAAAGACTGAAGATAAAACAGGATGTCTTGTTGTATGGGAAAGACCAGTTAAAGATCCTACATTTGGAATGTATTATGCTTCTATTGACCCCGTGGGTGAAGGTAAAACTACAACCTCTGAGTCACTATGTTCTATCTATGTAATGAAAGCTCCAGTACAAGTTACTAAACATACTGGTTCTGATACAGAAACATACATAGAACAAGGTAAAATAGTAGCGGCTTGGTGTGGTAGATATAATGATATTAACCAGACTCATAAACAATTAGAATTAATAATGGAGTGGTACAATGCATGGACACTTGTAGAAAATAACATATCACTTTTTATTCAGTATATTATATCAAGAAAAAAACAAAGATACCTGGTGCCTAAAAATCAAATCATGTTTTTAAAAGATCTTGGATCAAATAACAATGTGTTTCAGGAATATGGTTGGAAAAATACAGGAACTTTATTTAAAGCACATCTACTTAGTTATGCTATAGAATATACCAAAGAGGAATTAGATCAAGAACTAAAATCTGATGGTACTGTTGTAAGGACAACCTACGGTATAGAAAGGATTCCGGACCCTATGTTGATCAAAGAGATGAGGGAATATGCAGATGGAGTCAACGTGGATAGACTAGTTTCATTTGCTGCATTAGTTGCATTTATGAGAATTCAAGAATCAAATAGAGGATTTGCAAAAAGAACTATCATGGATGATACGGCTAAAAACTTGCAAAAGTCAGAAAATTTATTTAAATTAAATAAGAGTCCATTTAGGCACATGGGTAATGGTATGAAATCAACAAGAGGAGGATTAAGAAGATCAGCATTTAAAAATATTAAATAATAAGTTATGCAAGTATACAACGCATTACAACTTAAGAAAGGGGCTAAAACAGAACAGAATAGATTGGGTAGTATTACTCAACCTTTACAGTTATTACCTAAAAAAGACAAAACAGAAGAGTGGGCAGCTTGGAATTTAGATTGGTTAGAATGGCAAGGATTGAAACAAATCCGTAGAAATGCCAGAAGATTAATGAAGAATTACAAACTTGCAAAAGGTGTAATTGATAGAACTGACTATATCTTAGAAGAAGATAATGAATATAGAGATATAGTTGAGACACTTACAAAAGAAGATTACTCAGCTTTAGAATTAAAATTTTATCCTATCATTCCAAATGTTGTTAATGTTTTGGTAGCAGAATTTGCTAAAAGAGCTACAAGATTAACATATAGAGCAGTTGATGACTTCTCATATAATGAGATGCTTGAACAAAAAAGAGGAATGGTTGAACAAACTTTGTTAGCAGATGCTGCAACAAAGATGTTAGCAGCAATGTTAGAGCAGGGATTAGATCCAAATTCTGAAGAAGCAAAACAACAATTATCTCCAGAGAGTTTAAAGACATTACCAGAAATAGAACAGTTTTTCAAAAAAGATTATCGGTCCATGGTAGAACAATGGGCTGAACACCAACATAAAGTTGATGTTGAGAGATTTAGAATGGATGAACTGGAAGAAAGAGCTTTTAGAGATATGTTAATTACTGATAGAGAGTATTGGCATTTCAGAATGATGGAGGATGACTATGAAGTAGAACTATGGAATCCTGTACTTACATTCTACCATAAGTCTCCGGATGTAAGATATACATCTCAAGGTAACTGGGTTGGTAAAACTGATATGTTTACTGTATCTGATGTCATTGATAAATTTGGACATTTACTTACTGACGAACAACATAGAGCTCTTGAATCTGTATATCCTATTAGATCTGCAGGTTATAATATTGGTGGTCTTCAAAATGATGGTAGTTTCTATGATGGTACTAAGTCCCATGACTGGAACGTAAACATGCCATCACTTGCCTACAGACAGTATACATCATTTATGTCAGGGAATGTACTTGATGGATCAGATGTCATCACTCAGTTGATATCAGAAGGAGAAGATTACTATGATCAAGGTACAGCATATCTATTAAGAGTTACTACAGCTTATTGGAAGTCTCAGAGAAAGGTAGGTCATTTAACAAAAATTACAGAAGAAGGAGAAGTAACTAATGAGATTGTTACAGAAGATTATTCTATAACAGATAAGCCTATCTATGATACAAGACTTTTTAAAAATAAAAATAAAGACAATCTATTATTTGGAGAACATATAGACTGGATTTGGATTAATGAAGTTTGGGGTGGTGTAAAGATTGGACCAAATGTACCTTCATTCTGGGGTATGAATAATCCAGGAGGATTTTCTCCTATCTACATTGGAGTAGATAGAAATCATATTGGACCACTTAAGTTTCAGTTTAAAGGTGATTCAACACTTTATGGTTGTAAACTTCCTGTAGAAGGATCTGTATTCTCAGACAGAAATACAAAGTCTACAGCACTTATTGACTTAATGAAACCATACCAGATTGGATATAATATTGTCAATAATCAGATTGCAGATATTCTTGTAGATGAACTTGGTACTGTAATTTTGCTAGATCAGAATGCATTACCTAGACACTCAATGGGTGAAGACTGGGGTAAGAATAACTTATCTAAAGCATATGTAGCAATGAAGAACTTCCAAATGTTACCATTGGATACTTCTATTACAAATACTGAGAATGCATTAAACTTCCAACATTTTCAAAAACTTGATCTAGAGCAGACTAATAGACTTATGTCTAGAATTCAACTTGCTAATTATTTTAAGTCTCAAGCATATGAAGTAATTGGTGTTAATCCACAAAGGATGGGACAACAGTTATCTCAAACTACTGCTACCGGAGTAGAACAAGCTATGGCAGCATCATATGCTCAGACAGAAATATTCTTTATACAACACTGTGATTACTTGATGCCAAGAGTACATCAAATGAGAACAGACCTAGCACAATTTTATCATTCTACAAAACCATCAGCAAGATTAACTTATATTACTTCTGCTGATGAGAAAGTTAACTTTGAAATAAACGGTACAGACTTATTACTTAGAGATCTGAATATTTCTATTAGTACTAATGCTAATCATAGAGCTGTTCTAGAACAGTTAAAACAAATGGCTGTGCAGAATAATACTACTGGAGCCTCTATCTATGACCTTGGTAAAGTTGTTCAGTCAGATTCAATTGCTGCTCTTAATACTGTTCTTAAAGCTTCTGAACAAAAACAACAGGAGATGAAACAACAAGAAATGCAGCAACAACAACAAATGCAAGAACAACAAATGCAGTCTCAACAGCAAATTGAACAAATGAAGATTGATGCCACTGCAGCAGAGAAAGAAAAAGATAGACAAAGAGATATACTAGTTGCAGAAATTAGAGCATCTGGTTACGGAGCTATGGCAGATGTTAATCAAAATCAAATGTCTGACTATGCTGATGCAATGAAAGAAATAAGAGAGACTGAACAATATCAAGAACAGACGGGTCTTCAAAGAGAAAAAGAAACAAATAGAATGACAATTGAAAATCAAAAAACTCAATTGGAAAGAGAAAGACTTCAGACTGATAGAGAGATTGCAGATAAACAATTACAAATTGCACAGGAAAACAAAAATAAATATGATGTAAATACAAAGAAAGAAAAGTAAGTTAGCCATATATTACAAACTTTTTTTCTAAGCTATTTAAATTTTTAAAATTTATTTTGTATATTATAGTATAACAAAAAACCAACAGAATGGAAACAACCAACACAAAACCTGAAGATCAGGTACAAGATTCTACAACGGTAGAACAAGTAGATGTTAATATTGATGAAATCTTTGGAATGCCGGGAGCAGAAAATGTAATGCTTCCAACAGATGATGATAAACCTAAGTCTGTATTTTCTGGAGAAAAGAAAGTTGATACATCGTTCTTTGACAAACCATCTGGATCTACAAAAGATGCTGATGATGATGAAACTAAAGTTGTTGAGATTGAAGAAACAATCAATGAGCTTAATGAACTTATTACTCAAGAAGAAGATGCAGGTAATAAGGGAAGACCAAAATTAGATAAGTCTGGTCTTTATGATTTAGCTACTAAAATGATTGAAGAAGGTAGTCTTATTCCTTTTGAAGATGATAAACCTCTAGAGGATTATACTACTAAAGACTTTAGAGAATTATTTGAAGCAAACTTTGCAGAAAGAGAAAATGAAATAAGAAGAAATACTCCTAGAGAATTTTTTGAAGCACTACCAGAAGAACTTCAAGTAGCTGCTAAGTATGTTGCTGATGGAGGACAAGATCTTAAAGGTTTATTTAGAACCTTGGCTCATGTAGAAGAAATGAGACAACTTGATCCATCAGATGAGTATGATCAAGCAGAAATTGCAAGACAGTACTTACATGCTACACAGTTTGGTACTCCTGAAGAAATTGAAGAAGAAATCAGAGACTGGAAAGATTTAAATAGATTAGAACAAAAAGCCAATCAATTTAAACCTAAGTTGGATGCAATGCAAGCTGAGATTATAGAACAACAACTTGCAGAACAAGAACAAAAGAAACAACAACAAGCAAATCAAGCTAAAGCATACCAAGAAAATGTATATAATACATTAGCAACCGGTGCAATTGGTGGAATTAAACTTGATAAGAAAGTTCAAGGTCTTTTGTTCTCTGGATTAGTACAACCAAATTACCCGTCTATTTCAGGAAAACCAACCAACCTTCTTGGACATTTGCTAGAGAAGTATCAATTTGTAGAACCAAGACATGATCTTATTGCAGAAGCACTTTGGTTACTTGCAGATCCAAATGGATACAAAACTAGAGTAAGAGACCAAGGATCTAGACAAGCTACAGAGAAGGTAGTAAAACAATTAAAAACAGAACAGTCAAGAAAACTTGCTTCTTCTGTAACAGAACAATATGAAACAGAACAAAGAAAACCATCTTCTACATCACAACCTAGAAAACTTTCTAAGGGGAATAATATGTTTAGAAGATTTTAATAAATAGTAACAATTTAAATAACAAATAAACAATGGCAACTCCAGTTTTAAACAATGGTATATTCCTCCGGGATACCGCCTATCAAGCAAGTTCCCATGTGGATTCCTACCACTTGGTTAACATGCTGAAAGATGCTGAACCTATGGATTTAGGTCCAGTAGACCTTTGGGCTATGGCTCAAAAAGTTGAAATGCCACTTTATCAAATGTCTTCATTTGGTGGCAAGAATGTAATTATGGTTGACAATGCTCGTGGAGAGTATAGATGGCAGACTCCTGTATCTGTAGATCTTCCTTACATTGTTGAGGATATTGAACCAAATACTGCATTCAAAGGTACAGATGGTTCTACATTCAGAATTAAGTTGAACAGACGTGAATTTGGACATGGTGATATCATCACTTATGACAAATATAACGGAGTTGAGATGTACATTACTGATGAGGATATTCTTCCTGTAGGTGATGGTTTTGTCTACACTGTTCAGTTAGTGAACAATGATAACTACAAGTATCTTGATTCAAAGTATTTGACTAATGGTACTAAAGTTTTCAGAAAAGGTTCTGCTCGTGGTGAGTATGGAGAAAGATTCTCTGACATTACTACAAGAACTGGTTTCCGTGAATTCTACAACTTTGTTGGAGGTGCTGAAGCTCACGTACATTATTCTATCTCATCTCGTGCAGACTTGATGATCAAAGGTGGAATGAATGCAGACGGTACAGTACCTGTAACTGAGATCTGGAGAAACTTTGGTGCAACTAATGATCCTTCTGTAACTTCATTAGAAGACATGATCAAAGTTATGGGTAAAGATAAAGTTAAGAAAGCATTTGATAATGGTGATCTTTCTAGAACTTTCTTAACTCAAATGGAAGCTGCTCACTTGACTAAAGTTGCTACTGATATTGAGACTTACTTAATGTGGGGACAAGGAGGTAGAGTACGTCAAGATGGTCCAGATGATATCAGATTGTCTGTCGGTCTTTGGAGACAGTTGGATAACTCATTCAAAAGAGTATACAACAAAAATAACTTTACATTGGATTTGTTCCGTGGAGAAATCTACAACTTCTTCAATGGTAAGGTTGAGTTCCAAGGTCCAGATCCAAAAAGATCTCTAGTAGTTCAAACTGGTATGGGTGGAATGAGAATGGTTAACGAAGCTATCAAGAGAGAAGCAGTTGCTTCAGGTCTATTGATTCAGGCTGCTGATATTGGTGCTATCACTGGTAAAGGTATGGACTTGAACTTTGGATTTGCTTATACTTCATATGTAATTCCATTCTTGGCAAATGTTAAGTTTGTATTGAACCCTGCATTTGACAACATTCATACAAATGACATTGAGAACCCAATCATTGATGGTTTCCCATTATCTTCTTATTCATTCATTATCTTTGATATCACTGATAATACTAACGATAACATCTATCTATTGAAGTTGTCTTGGGATAATCAATTGAAGTGGTGGTATCAAAATGGTACTATGGACTATATGGGTCGTACCCAAGGATTCCAGTCTTCTGGACAGTTCAATGGATACCGAGTAATGATGTCTCAAACAATGCCTGCAATTTGGGTTAAAGACCCTACTAAGGTATTGAAGATTGTTATGAGAAACCCAGTAACAGGTGGCTCTTTCTAATCCATCATATATAAATTAGGGAGGGGGAAACTCCTCCCTTTTTTTTAATTAAATTAATAACCAACAAAAATAAAAACCAACAAAAATGGAAACAACAGATTTTACAATGGTCGAAGTAGGAGTAGGCAGCATTAAGAAAACATCAATTGCTGTTAGACCTTACTTTGACAAACAAGCTTCTAATATGGGATTAGAAGAATATGGTATGAGTCTTTTTGACGGAGTAACACATAATGAACAGTTAGCATGTCTAGAACTTAATGGAGTTATTAGATATATAACTGGATTAAATGAATTTGCTCCAGAGATTAAGTTACTTGATCCAGAAACAAAAGAGGCACGTATTAGAGAGATAAGAACATCTATTATTGAATTAGAAAGAGAACTGGCAGCAAATATCATTGAGATAGATGATAAAGATTTCTGGAATAAAGTAAAACTTCTTAAACCAGACAATAAAGAATTTTGGAATAAGATTGACATGGCATGTGGAAATGAACCAGTTTACTTAGATCCAAATAAACCATTTGATAGAATTAAACTTCATGCTATTGAAGCAGGAGGATTTGCAATGATTGCAAAAAGTTTTGATGATGCAAGATCAAAAGCAGTTCCACCTAAATTTTATCTAGACAAAGAAGAAGAAACTGTAATGGTAAGAACTGAGTACAAGAAACTTAGAAACAAAGCTTACTCTGAATTACAGAAACTATATGATAAGAATAGTACTAAGTTATTCTACATTGCTAAAGTAGTAGATGCAAATAGTGCACAATATAGAAAGTCTACTCCACTAGATGTCATCTATGAAAACATGGATAGATATATTGCAGGAGAAGGAGCAGAATCTAACAAAGAAAGAGCTGCAAAAGGATTTATTGATGCAGTAAATCTTGATATGGAATCATTAAAAATTAAATCAATTGTTCGTGATTCCAGTTTTTTTAAGTATATTATTAATAAGCCGGATGGATATATTTATCATTCCAAAACAAATAGCTTGTTAGGAAGAAATGTATCTGATGTAATTGAACACTTAAAGAATCCTTTAAATGAAGATATTCTTAAAGATTTAATTGCTACCTGTGAGAAATATTGGAACACGTAAATTTATATATAATGAAAACAAAAATGGCAAAAGCTCAATATGGTATCAGTTTGAATGATGG